TTGGCGTGCTTGCCAGATGAGAGCTTTGTGTTTCTCAAAAAGGGCGGATGCGGCCTTGCGGTCGCCGGACTCTACGGCGGCGAGATACTCGGCGACGGGATCGAGGGCTTCCGGTGCGGCATTCTCGATGATGGGAACGACGCGGGCTGCGGAAAGACCGAGGCTGCGCTCGAGGCGAGCGAAGGCTTCGCGCTCTTCGTTGAGCTCGTCACGGAGTATCTCCACTTTTGCGGAGTAGGCTTGGAGGGCGAGGATGGCTCCGTCGCGCTCGGCGAGGATGGCGTTGTATTTTTGCAAGATCGAATCGGCGGCGGCTAGAGATACGGGGCTGACAACAGGCAGGGGTGTTGCATCTGGTGCGACTTCGGCTTCGACGGCGGGCTCGATCTCTTCGATGATCTCGGGTTGCTCGGCGGGAACGGACTCGGTGACGATGCTGGATTCGACAACTTCGGAGACGATCTCGGTGTCGGGTGTGATTTCAATTTCCATACGTGGTGGCTGGGCTGTCAAATTTGCGGGGGCGTTTTTGAATTTCGCCATTCTGGCGAATTTATTGGAGGAGGCGGCGAGGGCGAGGGTGTCGGTGATCTCGTCGACGAATCCGGCGGCGAGGGCTTCTTCGGCGGTGAACCATGTCTCGGAGTCCATCCATGCTTGGATCTGCTCGGCGCTCTGTCCGCTCTTGGCGGCGTAGGCTCCGACCATGTTGGACCGGATCTTGTCGAGGAGCTGGGCTTGGTCGCGGAGCTCGGCGGCGTCTCCCATGGCGACGCCCCAGGGATTATGAATCATGTAGAATCCGTTGGCGGCCATCTTGACTGGCATCCCGGCGAGGGAGATGACGGTGGCCATGGAGGCGGCGAGGCCTTCGATCTGGACCTCTACGTTGCCGCGACGCTGGAGTGCGTTGAAGATGGCGTTGCCGTCGAAGACTTCTCCACCTGGGGAATGGATCTTGAGGACGATGCGGTCGGTAGCGGGGATGGACTTGAGGTCGGTGATGAATTGCTTGGCGCTGACGCCATACATGCCGATCTCGTCGAAAATGGAGATTTCGGTTTCGCTAACCGTGGGCTTAGGAGTAAGGGCATACCAGTTACGCATGTGATTGGGTGGGGTTGTCAAAAAGGGCGGCGTTGCGGATTTTATCGGAGGGAAGATAGAGGCGGCGGCAGATGCCTCGGTAGATGCGGGAGTCGAGGAAGGTGCGGGCGGTGGACTTATCAAATGCGACGGCGTCGTTCATTTGCTTGCTGCGGTAGGTGGCGGTGACGCGGAGATCCTCGACGGCGCGGTCGATGAGGGCACAGAGGATGGCGCGGATGGGCTTGCTCTCAGCGTCGAGCTTCTCGTCGGCTGCGGAGATGGTCGGCAAGGTTGAGCTGAAAAATTCTTGGTGGTTCTTTATCATTTTCTTTTTGTGGTGGGAGTGGGGCCATCAAGGGGCGCTGGAACTTGGTTCGCAGCGCGTTGATGAAGGTGATGGGCTCAGGGGAGTGCATCTTGTGCTAAGGCTTGAGTGACATCTGGTGCAGCCAACTCATTAGTGAGAGTGATAGGGCTGCGGATCGGATTATTATTCCACTCAGCCAGGACGGCTTCGCCCATGGATGGAAGACCGGCTAATGAGCGGACAGATTCCTCGACCTCTCTGCTTGGAGTAATAACTCCGGCGCGGACAGCGGAACCGATGGCATCTAGCTTTTCTTTCATTTGCATATCTATCGAAGGCTGTGATGGGTCATTTGATTGATCTAATGGGGATGAGGTTTGTTTCTGAGACGGGAAGACGTCGGAGGGGTTGAGGCCGAGGGCGGCGCATTTCTGCTGGCGGCGGATGTAGGTATTGAGTATGTCGTCTTCCTCGGCTTGGGCATCGAGGCCGTGGATGTTGCAATACCGTTCCCAGCTCATGTAGCCGGAGTCGAGGAGCTGGGCGTAGAGTCGGCCATCGCGTCCGTTGTCGACCGTTATTTTGCGAGGGGTGACCCATTCGTGCCTCCACCAGTCGTCTCCCGGGTAGGGAAGATTCCCTGCTTGGATCTCATGCCAGATCCAGAATTTCCAGAAGGGGCGGCAAAACTGGTCGATCAGCATTTGTTGGAGACGCTCGAGGAAGTTCTGCGCGACTTCGAGGAGGCCTCGGAACTCGGTGCCTGCGGTGCCGACGAAGACCATGAGGGCCTCGGGGGGAAGGCCGATGCCTCGGGCTATCTCGCCCATGATGGTGCGGATGAATGGCTCGAAGGCGGTGCCGGGGTGTTCGTTTTTGAAGCTCTGGATGGATTCGCCGGGCTTGAGCTTGGGAATGAGGGTGCCGTTGTAGAGGGTCTCGGTGGTGATCTCCTGGTTGTCGGCGCTCTGGATATTCGACAGGCCGCCACCGAGGCGGACGGCTTCGTCGCTGGTGATGGCGAAGGCGACTTGGGCTCCGGCTTTGGCGGACCCTTTCTCGTAGGCCATATACTCGGCGAGGTCGTGGCAATTTATGATGGCGTTGTGCAGCCAGGAGATGCCGCGTGGGTAGCCGGAGCGACGGACGTGGCGGAAGTGCAGCATGTCGGCTGCGGGGACGTCTTGGTATTTCCCATTCGCCCGGTCGGTGATGACGCGGTAGCTGGTGGGCGCGCCGAATTTATCAAGCAGCACGCCGTCGTAGGCGCGGTCGGAGGAGTCGGCGGTGCTGCCGATGGCCTCGCCGCCGATGAAGCGGACGCGGGTGCCGCCTGCTTCGGTGCGGATGAACTGGGCGAAGAAGTCGCCGTCGACGGCGACTTGGCGGAGGATGAGGGACTGCGCGCCGTAGAAATTCACCTGGGCGCTGGCGTCGAAGGCCCATGACTCGGCGCAGGCGCGATCCTCGAAGAGTCGCTCGGCGCGGCGGTTCCACTCGGGGTCGGAGGTGCGGGCCTGCGGGACGATGCCGGTGCCGACGGCGCGCTGGGCGAGATGCTCGATGAGGTAGCTGGCGATGCCGACGTTATTGTAAAGCCAGCGGGATTTCTTAAGAAGCTCGAGGCGGGTGGCGGGCGTGGCTTCGCGCTTGGGCTCGAGGGTGTTTAAAACGATGAGGCCGCGATTGCGGGAGAACTCGGCGGCCTCGAAGGCGGCGGCTTTGGGTTTACGCCCGGCTCCGGGGCGGTGGCCTCCGCGATTTGATTTGTTTGAATTCGGTTTGATTTCGGACACGCCGAGGCGGGCGTGTCAAAGTGGGCTCTCGTAAAGGGATCGATCGATGACGGAGGAGAGGGATCGGACTCCGTTGCCTTCGGTGTAAACTTCCATGATGGCGGCGAGGCGGTCGGTCTTGGTAAGGGCGGAAAGCTGGGCAGATGTGCCGGTGCCGTCGGTGGACAGGCTGGTGATGATGGTCTCGTCTATGCCGCTCTCGAGGGCCGAGGCCATGGCGAGGAGCTCGGCGCGGGTTTTTCCTTGGGCTTTGAGAAGTGCTTTGAATCCGGCACGTGCAATGGAGTTGGCGGTCACGTGGAGGTGGGGGTGTCAAAGGGGAGGAGGGCAGGGACGGTGTGCCTTTTTGCTGGCGTCTGCCAGTACAAGGCGATGGCGGGCGGGATGTGATTATTTGATAACCCACCAGGCGACCCCGTGGAGTTTGGTGCAGTCACCGTAGTGATCTTCGGCGACTTTCTTCCAATAGAATGGGGCGAGGCGGGAGTGTTTATTTTGGAGGAGTTGCTGGCCGGAGTGGCCGACGATGAAGTCGTTGCCAGCGTCGGAGGGGAGATGGAAGGGGGGCGGCATTTTTTTATTAATGCGCTCGAGGTAGAGCTCGATCTTGGCTGTGTGGTCGACGTAGGTGACGAGGCGGAGGCCGGGGTAGCCATTAATGGCAGATTGATTCCATGTGCCAAAGGCGGCGGACGAACCTTTGGATGGGATGTATAGGCCGCCGCTCTTGGCGCAAACGGAATAGACACGCTCGGCGGACCAACCGGAATCAATGAGGCCGAAGCGGGGGGTGAATGTTTTTTCGCCGAAGGTGTAGGAGCGCTGCGCGAGGAAGTCGGGGGAGATGAGATCCTCGATGGCGAGCACGGTGCCGTAATCAATAACCCAACTCTCGCCGGTGGCGATGCGGGCCTCGACGGTCCAGTGGGTCTGTCGCTCGCCGGGGTCGGCACAAAGGGTGAGGATGACGGGCTCGATGGGTAACTCGCGGATGCGGTAGTCGCTGGATCGGAGGGCGAGGATGGAGGACTCTTTGACGGTGGCTGCGCGGTTCTCCCACGGGATGCCGAGGAAGTTATTGTGAAAATCGTGGAGGCCGCCGGGGCTGTCTTTTTTTTGCAGGAATGTCCTGGCTAAATCGCCCCACGACATCTGTGGGGAATAGAGGGCGGAGATGTGTGCGGAGATGTGGTCGGTGGGGGCCTTGGGATTCCCTGCGATCCACTCTCCTGCGCGGATGAGATCGCTCTGCATGGACTGGGGCCAGTGGGAGGCGCAGGCTTCGCAGGCGTAGGTGGTCTCGTCGGCGACGGCTTCGAGATCCCAGGCACCGGCGAGATCGCGGTGATGCTCGGGCCACTTGAGTTGCTCGAAGCGGAGGGGCTGTGCGGTGCCGCAATCGGGACAGGTGATGTGGTAGCGGTGCTGGCTACCGGCGAGGAAGTTCTGCCAGATCGCGGCGGACTCGACGGTGGGGGTGGAGGTGAGGCAGACCTTGGCGATCTTGCGGTAGAAATTCGTCCGAGCGATGGCGAGCTCGAGGGCGGGGGCTTCGAGGGAGGAATCGTCTGGCCACTTGTCGACCTCATCGGCGAAGAGATAACGAATCGCGCGACTCGCCAAATTCCCCTCGGAACAGGCACCGACGAGCTTGAGGGTGCATGTGGAAAAGTGCATCTCCGTTTTTCGGAAGTCATCTTCGTTGGCGGGGATGAGGTGCTTGATGGCCGGACAGGATCGGAGGCGGGGATGGAGCTCGCGCTCGGACCAGCTCTTTGCATTCTCGTTGGTCGAGGTGACGTAGAGGATCGGGCCGGGGTCTTCGGAGATGGCCCACATGAGGCAATTAGCCAGCCAGGTGGTGCCGCCGACTTGGGCAGACTTCACAAAAGTGAGTTGGCGGACGCGGGGATTGGAAAACCAAAGGTGGAGCTGCCGAAGGTAGGGAGTGTAATCGGCGTCGTATCTCCCAGGTCGCGGGGTGAAGCGCTTGTCGAGGGTGACATTATCTTGCGCCCACTCGAGAGCGGATGGACGGCGGCCCGGGTCCCAGATGCGAGCGAGTTGCTCGCGGATATCGGTCTCAAGCGATGGCATCGTCGAGGCGGATCTCTTTGGCCGAGCGCATCACGTCGGTGATCTCGGCATGGATTTTTGCGGCGATGTCTTCGCCGATCTGAGGGAGGAGGCTGAGGATGCGATCGGGGAGATTCGAGACAGCGGCGGCCACCCCGGCGCTGTATTGAAGAAGGGCTTGATGGAAAAGGCGCTTGCTCACCACATCCCCCGAGGCATGAGCGATGCCAGGCGCGTCTTTTTCCAGACGTCGGAGGGCTTCGGCGTGTTGGAGCCACATCCGGCGGAGCGTCATCTCGGCATCGAGGTCGCCGGTGAGCTTCGCCAGCTCCGCACGCTCGCGCAGATCGGCGGTGGCCTCCTTGAGTTTGCGGATCTGGTTGTCCAGTGTCAGTTCCTCATCGGTCCACTCGCGAGGATTAGCCGTTTGAGGTTGAGCCGGAGCAGCCGATCCCATGGGAACCATCCCGGCAATCGCACGGTCGGCGAGAAATTTGTTCCAACGAGGGTCCGCAGCGTCACGCCACTTGCGAACAGCACGCGGCGTAACGCCGTGGCGCGCCGCGCATGTCTTGATTAAGTCCGCCTGTTCCCTTCCGTGTCGCATATGTGGTTACGGAACGGGGCGCGTGTCAAAGGAACGGAAGCGGAACAAGGGCCACAGTTCCAGTTCCGTTACCATTTCGACTCACTCGCTCAAAAACACCGATCGTGTGGTCAAAC